TCTATCTGTGTGTCGGCTATCTCAAGGTAATCATTGAATTCTTGCCACTCCGTTGTTCCACTCGCCCCATAATCAGGACGATAAAATAAATCGTGAGTCGTATAGTCCCCCGAAAGTTGTCCAAAAGCTGGTATTGTTATAAAAAGTAAAATTGTTAATATAATTATTAACTTTCTATCCATATTTGTTCCTCTCTTTCTAATTCTGTCCATACAACAGTACCATCAGATAATTCTGTCCATACAACAGTACCATCAGATAATTCTGTCCAATTTAAATATCTTAATGTAACAGCTGAACCACCTAAGGTAAATCCTCCAGAACCTATTATCTCAAAATGCAAATCGAATATTTCATAAGTTCCTTCTCCTCCTAGAGCAATTCCACCACTAGGAATAACAACATATCCTAATGTAGGAACTGAGGTAGAAGCAGTTCCACCTAAAGTAAACCCACCAGAAGGAATGAATATAAAGGATTTTATAATAGCATAAGATGCAGCTCCTCCTAGGGTGAATCCTCCAGAACCTGTTATCCCAGGGAAATACTTAGAGTACAATATATCAGCAGTTCCACCTAAAGTGAATCCACCTGTAGGAACAATTTCAAAAACCTTAGTGTACGAAGTAATTGCTGAACCGCCTAAAGTAAATCCACCTGTAGGGTTATGTATTTCAGGTTGTCCAAACCACCCTTCGTCAAACCATTCTTCAAACCAACCCTTTTGAGCCATAATAACTCCTTATACTGCTGTAGTTAATGTTATTGTAGGAGTAATCTTTTCACTTCCACCACCACTTGGAAATACATGAGCACTATCAAAAAGTTCACACCATAACACTGCTGTTCCTCCAGCATTTGTAACATAATAACCATAATGGGTTTCGTCTGCGGTATACGTAAATATTTGTTCTGCAAAACTTGCTACCCCATCAGTAGCTGTCCAACTTGCTCCTGCTAACTCCTTAGCAGCATATCCAGCAACATCGGTTTCTGTAAAATCTCCTATTACAGTATCATTATCTGGAGTTATATCATTTTTAAATATCTTTAGTTGGACTTCAGTAGGTTCTGTTTTGTTTAGCATATATTCTAATAATAAATCTTTCCCTTCGTGGGGTACTACTATAGACATATCATTCTCCTTTATAATTTATTAAAGTATCTATTAAGTTATTACCACTTTTAGAACTACTATAGGTGGCTCTAAATCCATACCTACTAAAGATATATTCCTTAACTTGTCTTTTCTTTTTAGTTATCATTTTTTCTTTGTCTTCACTAGGCATATCCCTATATACCTTTAAATCTTTAATAGCCTGGAACCAATTATTCATTACATAATTAAAAGCATCACCAGCTCTTTTAGTTTCCTTTTCTCCATATAACCACTTAAACTGTTTCATTTCTTCACTGGTTTTGGTTTCCCAATGGTCACTGCAAAATGAGTATGTTGTTACATTGATTCCAACACCTTCTGCAATTACAGCTAACATAGTATCAGCAGCATAGGGGTCAGTTCTATCCTCAAATCCTGTTTCTACTATTATAGGAATAAATAGTCCTTTAAATACAGAACCTGGTGTAGTCTTTTCTCCATCAAATGTTCTACCAAGAGCTATCTCTTTAATTTGAGAAGTTAGAGGAGCCCATTTATTCTCAAAGTAATTATATAAAACATCTAATCTGTCTTCGGCTCCGTATTCAAAAGTATCCAGTTTCTTTACAACTCCTGTAGTACTCCGTTTTGTGTATCCTGTAAACTGTCTTGCAGCTAACACAACTATAGAACCCATTCCCCCAGAATAATCGAATCTAGTGTTCCCTATCTTAATTTTCCCAAAATCAGTACTTCTGGGGTCTTCTTCATGTCCTTCTGGATTGAAGATTCCATTAAGTGCATATATTGTAGCCATACCAGCTATATTTTTAAGTAGATTTTTAGCTGCCTCTTTCTTCATCATACCAGAAACCTGCTGGTCTCCTATATGTGCTGTTAGGAATCTTAAATGGGAAGTAAGTAATCTAGGAGCAAAGAAGAACTTATTTATAGTTTCAGCAGAGCCTTCTAGTGGTCCTAAGGTACTTCTACCTGTCATAGCATTGGCTACTCTCCCTATACCAAGTCCAGTAGTTTCTTTATGTCCTAGTCTTTTTGCCATAGCAGAATAATGCTCATATAAAGCTATTCTATTTCTATAAGACATACCTGTATAGGATACATCGGATATTTTCTGTAACCATCCTAGTATAGGAATTTCTTGTATTGCAGAACTTCCGACCATTTCTTCTTCTACTGTGGAGACATCAAGTTTATCTTTTACCATTTCTCCATATTGTGGATGAGAATATATGCTGGCATTTATTTCATCCATCATATCCTGATGACCAGCAGTTTTGACAACATCTCTAATCATTAATCCTGCATTTTTGAACCAGGTTTTAGGGGTTGACCAGAATACTTTTAAACTCTGTCTGAACAAGTTACTCATGTCCCATGTTGCCTTCATAGTTTTAGAAATTCCAGCTAGTCCAGAAGCAACCCTACCAATATTTTTAGGATAAATATGCTCTATCAATTTTAATTTTCTAGCTTCCTGTTTTAATACTGCCATGTAGTTTCTAAAGTTAACGACTGCTATCCCAAAATCCCTCTCAGTAGGTGTCATATCCTCATGTTTTGCAGGATTCCTTCTAGGATTATTACCCATTATTTCTCTTTTTTTCAATACTTCCTGGGATAATTTGAAAATTGTCTGGGCTTCAGAAGCACTTACAGCAACCCCTAGTTTATGTTCTGCTAGATCTTTTAAAAAAGCTTTCTCACTTATGGGGTTCAGTAGGTCTTCCATTTTTGCACTGTTTATTTTCATGAAGATGTCTTTTTTAGCTCTTTTAGGTAAAACTACCTTCTTCCACCATCTTATTAGTCCAGCCTTTTTATCTTTAAGTAATAACTTTGATTCAAAGAACCAGTTAGCATCATAAGCCTTTTCTTTTAATCTTGTTTTGTCCTTAATATAGGGTGCAAAAGTTTCCTCAAACCAGGCTCTCCTTTTTCCAGAAGACATATCCGCTATGACATCTAATCTAATCTTTTGAGGGTCAGAATCTGGAAGGTCTACTCTTCTTATCATTTCCTCTGCTAAATCGTTATCTAATGCGTGTCCTTCTTCTAAAAGTTGTCCTTGTACAATTTCATCTTGAGACGCAGCAGATAATACAGTAGTATCAGGACCTTGTTGCTCTCTATTTTTTTTACTTCTAAATATACTTTTAAGTCTTTTTTTGAAACTTTCCAGGGATATACCCATGAAACTTTCTATATTTTTAGTTTCTTTCTGAATAGATTCATCTATTTTGGGATTTCTTTTCTTTGCCCATTGTTTTTTTGTGTCTTTAATTACTTTATAAGCAGTTACAAAATCATATTGTCCCATACTATCAAAGGCTTTAGTTTGTTGCCCATAAAATGTAGCTAATTCAGAAATGAATGAATTTTTAGCTAGCCTTGTTAATATCTCCATGTCACCAGATTTTCCTGCTATGTTGACAAAAGCATTAAATACAGCTCCTGGGATAAGTCTACCTTGCGAATCGGCAGGCACCCCAGGTTTGCCATCTATTTCTCCTGTTAATAAATAATTTCTTACTTCTTCGTAATTATTTTCTACATAGTCTATAGCTCTTTCTGCGTTTTCCAACAAATCAGCAGTAGTATAATGTTGAAGCTCTGTATCTGAAAGCCCTTGTTGTGTTTGAAGGGCTATAAAATCAGCAACCCTTTTAGAGATTGTATGGGTTTTCCCTTTGTCGGACTTAGGATAGTCCCTCATTCTCTCTCTTTCTGATTCTATCTCTGATTTTCTCGATTCCTCTGACTTTTCCCAAGGAAATTGACCTCTACTAGAAGTTTCTCCCGAAGGTTCTACTGGTCCAGTTTCTCCAAAATCATATCCAGCTTGGATTGCTTCTCCAGGTTCGGCAGGTCCTGTTTCCTGGGTATCAAGTTTATCTAAATCTCTCAAAGTATTTATGGTTCTGTCTATGGAGGGGAGAAACTCTCCTATAACAGCAGCCATAGTTTTATTCTCTACTTCTGGATAATATTGAGTTTTCCTTTTTATTAATTCTTTAACATCAGATAAAGCATCTAAAACTACCTTTCTTTGTGATGGACTTACATCTGTAGCTAATATCTTTATAAATTCCATATTCTTAAAATCTAAGTCCTCAAAAGCTTGGTATAAATTAGCAATTTGTCGTTTAATCTCTGGGTCTTCAATTTTATTCAGATTTTGGTTTACTTCGTCTTTATGTAATTCTATAAACTTTTTATTGATTTCTTTGTTTTCAGAATAATCTATTTTCTCTTTCATTAGATTTATTCCAGTAAGGGTTGGCTCACCAGCATTATAGCCTGTTTGGGAGGTATCTATCCTACCTGGAGTATGTTCTTCTACATTCGTAGGGGTTATTCCAGGTTCTGTAGTACCTGTTTCAGTTCTCCCTATATTAGTTCTAGCCTCTGGAGTTGTTTCTAATTCTTCTATAGGAAGTTTGGATTCTTTAGTTTCTAAGTTAACCTTAAGATTCCACAAAGGTTTTCCAGCGTTCTCCTTAAAAGGGCTATTAGTGGTACCCATTAACTCAACTAAGGTAGGTTTAAAAAGTCTGGCTTCTTCTTTTGTTATATAACCATCAAAGCCATCTTCTTTTATTTTAGTTTCATTTAGACCTTCTTCTGTTTGGTATTTATCTATGTTCTCTGAAACAGTTAAATCTAATAAGGTGTCCTTATCTACTCTGGCTTTATATAAACTTTCACCCATTAAAAATTGTTTTTCAGGTCTCCCTTGTCTGGTATAAAAAGCAGTAGTAGGTTCTGATTTTTCGTCGTTCTCTATTCTTTCTCTTTCTGCTACTGTTCTGTTTGAGCCTATTTGGGTTGGGTCAACCGTTTTAATATCATCCATAGGTGAGATATGGTATAATTCTTCTACATTAGACATCTCATCGCTTGCTATTTCTTTTATTTCTTGTTTTAATACTTCCATTTCAGATGGCTTAATTTCTGTATTTTTTGGGAATATTTCTTCCACCTTTTTATCAATATTCTTTTTAATATTTTCCGATGCATCCTTATCAGACATTTTAGCATCTATCAGATCCTTGACTCTGGCTGTCATTCTGGCTTTTGTTAGAGGTGCCTCAGAACTTTTCACAGTTGTACCCTTGGGGGCAATAGTATCAAATTCTGCTTGAGTAGCTTCCATAAAAAATGGGTCCGCTGGCTCTGTCCTTGTTAAAGGAGTAAATAGCTCTTCTTGTGTTTGTGTGCCTGTCTCAGAGACATCAAATTGCTCCTGCTGAGTGGGTTCTAAATTGAAAGGAGAAAGACCTTCAACTCTGGGCATTGGACCAGTTTCTCCAGATGGAGCCATAGAAATCTCTGGTCTTGCTGGTGTTTGTCCTTGTCCTGCTTCCTGTACATGTCTTTGTTCAATTTCCTGCATGAGAGATTCATCTTTTGAAGCCTCTATAACAGATTTATTTATGTCTTCTTTGTGTTCCTCCATTAAGCCAGCTATTTTCTTTGTTAGAACTTCTTTATCTTTTTTATTTAATTTTATATTATTATCTTTTTGGAAGTTGCCCAAGACTACACTGGCAGGGGCTCCTAATAGTGCTCCTATCAATGCAGCTCTTACTACACCTTCAAATATATCTTGTTCACTTTTGAAAGTTGTTTTGTCAATGATATTTCCAAAAAACTCCTGAGAAAATTCCTGCATACCCTCAGAAGCAGAATGTACCATAGTGCTAAGGATTCTATTCATTCCTGGAAATCGTTTAAACATGAAGTCTAATCCTATATATTCTAATCCACCTTCTACCAAACCTCTTACCATAGCTATTTTATTAGATTCTTTCCTTGAAAGACCAGCTTCTCTTGCTTCTTTGTAAGATTGTCCTGATTGATAGAGTCCAAATAATACTGAGGCAGCATGAGGGGATTTAGTTAGTACACTAACTAAAGCAGCAGCTCCAAGAGTAGTAGCTCCAGCAGCAACGTCAGCAACAAATTTATCTACTTCTGAACCTTCAAATGGATAATATTTCATCATCTCTTGCATGTTTTTATCCATTTCCTTGAAAGCTTCTGCTTCCCATCGTGCTCCTATTTCATCGCCTCTTTCTTTGAACTCATCATTTATTTTTACCATATCATTATACCAATCTGGAGCATCTGGGTTAGTTCCATCCCCATATTGGTCTTTATATTTGTTTATCTTCTCCTGGAAAGGACCTTCCATTTCAACCAATCCACCACCATATAGTCCTTTTATACCCTGGAAAACTTGTGGACCTAAATATTTTCCCTGTTGCCATAGATTCTGAGCACCTATTTTAATAGTATTCCATAAAACACTACCCTCAGAAGTTTCTTCAGATGCCAATTGTTCCCATGAAGGTATCGAGGATCCCTCGGTATCTGGTTTTTTAACTTGGTCTACTATACTTGAAGGAGAACCCATCATTCCACTGGTATTATATTCTTTTTGTTCTTTATCTAATTCTTCCCATGATAACATTTAGAACCATCCCTGACTTTTAGCATATTCTAAGACTTGTATTCTCTGTGGAGAACCTGCTGGATAACTTGCTGCTAATGCCTTTAATTCATCTTGACTTTTTCCTGCAAATGGGTTTGTATTTTCAGCTCCAGGAGCTCCAGTAGAATTTTCTACAGGGGGTTGATTCCCTCCTGTTGAGTTGCCTGTAGCCCAATCCACTGCTGGTTGTACGAATTTCCCTAAGGCAGTATCATAAAACCAATCACTAAAACCCTCTCCTTTTTCTACTTTTTCAAACCCTGCCAGGGGGTCTTCTCCAGTGACTCCTGTTCCACCGCCAGCTCCAGTGACTCCTGGAGAACTTTCTGGGGTAGCCATTTTAGGAGTTCCACCTTTATATTCTGGATAATACAGACCCATATCTTTGTTAAGTTTTACGTCCACATTTTCACCTGGATAGGCTGCTTTAGTTCCTGCTGCGGTTGGGTAGTATGTTCCTTGGTCTATAAGTCCTTGTCTGGCTTGGGCTGCCTCTTCTTGTCTTTTAGCTTCTGCTTTCTGTCTTGTTTCCACCATAGTTGTCATTTGACTTTTAGCTACTTCACCATATTGCATTGCTTTTTCAGAGGTGAATGTATTCATAACGGAATCATACATAGTGTTAATGTCCCCTGCTTCTAATAACTCAGTAGAACCCATCAGGTTTTCAGTAAGAGATGAAATATATTCCATTTGAGACCTTGCCTCGTCTGCATGCCCCTGATTAATAAAAGTAACTAGTCCTTCAAATTGATTCTGTAATTCAGCCCTTGCAGAAAGATACATAGTGTTTAACTGTAATAATTCCTGGTCTGTTACCCCATCTTGAATAATTTTATCTACCTTACTTGTGAAATCTTTCATTTCGACAGCTATTTCTTTTTTTAACTTAGCTTCTTCATCCCTTAGTTTCTTCATTTCTTCTATTTCTAATTTTTTTGCTTTCCATGACATCCCAGAGCCTATTCCCTCTGCGAAGCCACTAACAAAACTTCCAATTGCCATATTAATCACTCCTTATAATAATAGCCATCCAAACAGGAATCCAAATATATTACCTAATCCACCCCAAAAAGAAGCTTTCTCATTTGCTTCTATCTCCATTTGCATCATTTCTTTTTCTGCTTCTATTCGAGATTCCTGGAGAAGGTTATTGTAATAATATTCTGCTTCCATATTTTGTTCCTGATGTGCTTGGGCTAAATTTAATTTATAAACATCCATCTTTTGCTGGTATTCTATTAGTTTAGCTTCCTGTTCTACTTGCCATGTAGCAAATTCTGGTTGATATTTTAATTGAGACTGAGTACTTAAATAATCTAAGAACTGTCCAGCAGCACCCATAGCTTTTTCAAAAGATGCTAACTTCATAAGTTCTGATTGTATTTTTACATCAGTGATGCTCTTGGCAAGATTTTGGGTAGTATTAGCTTTGACCTTTTGTGTTTCAGAAAAAAGAAGACCTGAATTAGTTATTCCTCTTCTTTCCATGTCATTCTTCATGACTCTTAATTGCTCTTCTTCATCAGCCTTGAGGACATCACCAATTTGTTCTTGCATGAGTTCCTGGGTTTCTTCTGGAATCCCATATCCACCAGCATCTAACCAATCCTGCAATTCTCCCTGGTAGTTCTCAGCCCATGCTTGCTCTTCTGGTGATGGTTCATAAGCTGGGGCATCGCTAATGTTAGGGGCACTTGGCATTTTAGGTTTAGTTGGTTCCCACGTAGGGGCTATTGGACCTTGAGGCTGATTATATGGTTGAGGCTGATTATTACCCCATCCACCTGTACCAGTTACTCCTGCTTCTCCTGTATATTTCCCACCCTGAATATTACCTGCTTCGTAGAAATTCCAAAAATCCTTTGTAGTAGCTACCCCCATTCCCGAAAGGTCATAAGTTGTAAATTTCTTTCCTGTATAAGGGTTTATATCACTTCCTACTTCAGGTTCGACAACAAAATTGTTTGCCATTTATTTCACTTCCTTATTTGACATTTATACCTTTTTGTGATATAATATTTATTATGAAACATTTAATAGTCCTTTTTATATTTTTAACACTATTTTTAATCAGCTGTACTTTACCACCCAAAATAGTTAGTATTAATAAAATTGAAACTCAAACCACTCCTGAATTTATCGAAGTTATTAAAACACTTGATACTCCTAAGAAAATAGGTACTTATATGAAAAACAATTTTGAAGGAGAAATCCATATTTTTTATAACTTAACACCTTATGAGTTATACAAAACCAAAAAAGGTGATTGTCAGGATGCTTGTGCTTTTTCTATGTTTATTGCTAACTATCATGGTTACGAAGTATACAAAATGTTAGTCAAAGAAAAAACTTTCTCATGGCATGTACTCACAATTTACAAAGAAAAAGGTGGTTATACTTTTACTGATGTTTTTACCTACAACAATACGGTTTGGGAGAAACCAAGAGATGTTTTAAAAGTGAGTGGTGATAAATGGATTTGTTACACTTTGTTTGATTATAATATGAATATAATTGAAACTGTTTATAAATAATTACCTTGCTTTTATATCTAATTTTACAGTTATCTGAACACTTAACCTGGATCTTGTAGTAGATTCAAATTTTACTAGTTTACCCCCAGAGCCTATTACATCATTAGTTATATCAATGGCACTTTGGTTCTCTTCAAATGGTCCATAAATATCAGAATAAGAATTGCCCTCATTATTTGATACAGCAAATTGAATAGCTGGAGAATTATCTTCTTCATGGATTCCATAGCTAATATCGTGTGTGTGGTCGGGTGTTGTGTGGGTATGGTCATTTATGGTTACAGTGTGGGAATGAGAACCAATAATAACCTTGTGTGTATGTATATTATTTGGTAAAGTTACAACCCTTTTTGTAGTAATAAGCCATCCATTTTCATTCTCATCACCAACATTACTTACAGAAGAAGAAGCTATATAATCATACACTGTGGTAGTGTTTCCAGATGACTTGGTTGTTTTTGTACCATAATTATAGCTATTACTTGTCTTGGTATCTCCACCACCACTCCCCGAAGTAGAACCACCCCCGCTTTCAGCAGCAGTAGAATAAGCTCTGTAATTCATAATCCAGAAATCTAACCAAACAGATACTATTTTAGTCATTTCTGATATGATGTTAAAATGAACATAAAAAGGATAACTCGAATCCAAAGAATCCTGAGCATTGATTACATAGGTATTTCTAAGCTCTTTCATATTATATGAAGTTATTCCACCATCTACATAATCATTTATTGCCTGTAACTGAAGCTTTATTTTTCTTATAACTTCATTCATGTCCTGTTCAGGCATTTTATTACTAGAAGATAATATTTCATTTATTTTATTTTGTAAGCTCATTAATACTCCTTTGCCTCAGCATCAAATACTATCATATAACCCTCAAAAGTTACATCATATTTATCCGATACATACGGTCTTATTTTAATAGCCCTTCCTCGTTGTCCTCCGCCTTCTAGGTCGATTTTGTACCACTTTGTTTTATTAGCTGTTAATGTTAAGTCTTTATAAGTTTCACTTGCGATACCATTATCGTCTAATAGAGTGTAATACATTCTTAACGAGGTTCCCGTAGTTGAAGTAACCTTGATATATATATTATGAAATTCTTTATATAATTCTGGAATACCAAAATCCATGAAGTCAGTTTCGTCATTACATGCTATAGCAGAACCATCATCATCCAAAACTCCGTTGTCTATTTGATATACTCTCCCTATGGAAGTAGAGCCACCAAAAAGAAGTTCTCCATCACCCATTCTGTCTCTAAGGTTATAACAGGAAAAGGCAAAATCATAAACACCAAAAACTTTATTGACTAAATCTATTACTATTGATTCAGAATTGATAGTACTCGAACCTTTAGGGTACGAAAGAATATACAGGTCTTTATATACAGTAGCAGCAGCTACACCTATATAATCATCATTTATATTATCCTGAATATAGGAACTCAGTTTTTTATGAAGTTCTTTGGCTTCTGTTCCATCAAAATAATATATACCATCAAAACTTAAATACATAACCATGTTTTTGTATATTTGAACAGACCTGGGAGCATAGCATCCTTTTTTGGTAAAAGTGTTTTTAAACTCAAAATTATCAGTATCGGTTCCAGCTAATCTTTCTATTGAAGATTCTGTTAATACAGGCAAAACTGTTACCTGTTCAATTAGCCCCTTAATTTTTTCTCTACCGCCTGTTTTTAAAAACCATGCAGCATCCACATAATCGGGGGCAGAAGTCTCTGACCAATAAAGATTATCTCCCTCTGCATAATACATTTTATTTCTTCTTTTTTCAATCAGATGAGCTCCACTTGGAGGAGTACTATGAGTTATATGTAATCTACTTCCTAAGGTTGAATCGCCCTGGGTTGAATTATAGGTTGTGGTTGTATTATTATCGACTTCCCCATCATAGTAATAAATAGCTCCATTCCCAACAGTTCTATATATTCTTCTTTTAGTTACTTTATCATCAGATGATGTGTCTATATTTATTTTAATACCATCTTCACTATCCCCTGATGTTCCTGATGTGATTATAGCAGAGGCTTCACTTCCGTTGGATTCATAACCATCTTCATCTACAAAGGTTACTTTGAATTTATAATCAGCTTCTTCATCTAAAGAACCATTAATCAAAGCATTACTAGTAGGAGCATCTGGAACTGTTATCCCCACACTTCTTACGTAGGTTTCTCCGTACTTTTGTATTGCATCCTCTCCATTGACTATATAACATAAATCATAGAAATTAGCAAAGTAAGTATCAGAGTCCGCTGTCTGAGTGTAATCTGTCCCAGATTCTGACTCCAGGGCAGTTGCAGCATGTCCAGCAGCAGAAGCTAATTTATATAATTTTGTGTTCCAGGCTGCTATCATTGTCTTTGACAAGTCACCCTCATTATAAAACGTATGTAGTCCCGTTATTGCATGAGAAGATCCTATAGAATCTGTATTATATTTAGCATACCCCTTCCTTTTTTCTATCTGTCCGTATTCATTAATGAACATATTTTTGAGACCATCAATAGGTCTTGATATATCTCTTAATTTAATCTGAGAAGGAGATAAGTCATCAAATATTTTTACTATTACTTTTTCTTGAGCCATTATTTACCTCTAATCAAAAACATCTGTTCTGCCCCATCTTATAACATAAGGAACCCTGGTTGGTCTGTACTCTGGTATCATTTGAAGAGATTCATCCTTATGACTATTTAGAATAGAATTTACTTTCCTTACTCCAGCATAAAAACTTCCTAATTTTTCATAGTATTTATCCATTTCATTCTTTTTATACCAACATTGAGCTATAGCAAAATCACGTATATAAATACGAAAAGCAACCGTTCTATAGTCGCCATTGAATGGGGTTTCAGTGTCAGATAATTCTTCTGGTCTCTCTATTCCATAAAAAGAAATAACATCTCCAGCAGATGGAGCAGGATATAATCCTATATAATCTCCTCTTATGTAATACATTTTAGGAGTACCTGTGTTGTCTCTCCAGTTTCCTCCCCATGTATCCAGGACTGAAATTGATGTTGGTTTTAATGTGTCATCATTACATGTAACACCACCCTCATCAAATGCTATAAAATCACTGGGTAATCTAATTTCCCTATCATTCACAATATCTGAAGCCTCCAAGGTTCTGGTATAAAAACTGGACAGTAACCCTGTTTCTGAAGACAAAATTTCCTGTCCTTGGTTAACCCATCTAGTTATTTCTGTATCATTCCAGAAAGAGGCTGTGGTTTCATTTATTAGTGAACGAATATCAGTTATCATTTCTGATATATTTGCTAACATTATTTTTCACCATCTTTATATTCGGCAAATTTTTTATCTACTATTTTTCTAATTATCTCTGTTTGCTTAATTAAGGAAACTATATTAGCATTTAGAGTTTTTATATTTGCCATTATGTCGTTTTTATAGTTATTGGTTAATTTATCTTCAAGTTCACTTAACCTTTTATCCATATATTGTTTTCCTATTGGAATCATTCATTCACCCCCTTTATGCGTAAAATATAATATAATCACCTTCAGCAGCAGACAGTTCTGCATAGATACCATTCCTTACTCTTAACCCTCCGTTAGGGAAATTGTAAGTGACTGTATGTGTTTCATCAGAAGGCATTAGAAAAGCAATTTCATCACCAGAAGCAGCAGAAGCATTATCCCATACAGTCAAAGTAGGTTCATCTCCAGTATCTGCTACAAACATGATACCCATTATTATCCCTGGACCTGCTTTTATGGCACCGCTAGCCCCTTTTAATCCACTAGATTTATAATTTCCGTTTCTCATTTAATTACCTCAATTCTAAAGGGGGCATAAAGCCCCCATGATTTTAAGCACCATCATCAGCTTTATCAGCAAAATCCCAATCTTCGGCTGCAATTAGATAATATGTTTCTACAGTTGCTCCATCCTGAATCCGTACAGGAATCAAAGCAAATTTTGTTCCACTAATTTCTAGAGAATAACCTGTAGTAGTAGTATCTAATGTAGCGTCTTGGTTTCCGCCAGTCTTTATAGTTGCTTTAGACATATATATCTCCTTTTAAAAATAATGGGGTGAGTTTTATCCCACCCCTAATTTACATTTATGCTATAGTGGAAGCTCCACTAATTAAGTTAATTCCAAACATACCATTAAGGGGAGTAGCTACAAAGAATAATCTCCAAGAAACTAAGCTAAATGCGTTAGTAGCATTAGAGGTATCCTGAGGTCCACTTACTTTAACGATAAGCTTATCCTTAACTCCATCAATTCTAGTACCAGCTATAGCGTGTGCACCAAAAATAGGTGTGTGTCTTACAGTACCAGAAGCAGCAAAGAGTCCGAAACCTCTATCCTGGGTAGTTTCGTGGTCAGAAGCATCAGTAACTAATTCCATATAAGGTTCGGTATCTTCGTACCATCTTACTCCGCCCCATTTCCCGACTTCTCCATTTAAAATGTTTTCTGGAGAGGCATAATTTTGAGCATTTACCCAGGAACTATCCTGTTTAAAATCGTACTCAACAAATGGGTCCATAATGCCTACATAGTTCTTACCATCGAACTTAGGTGCATTATGAGACTTTAACAACGCTACAGCTCTTTCTACCGCTTCAGTGGTGATAACATCACTTGAATCAAGACCTGTACTAACTACGATTCTGAATGTATCTTCAGCAGCAGGAGCTTCCTCTAAAGCAGGAGTGAATGTAACAGTATCAGTACTAGCGACAAAATCAGTAACTAAGTGAACAGAACCTTTATTTGTTCCACTAGTAAAGATAATTATTCCATCATTCCAGTAATTATCAGTCTGTGTTAAAGTTGCATCTACAACAGTTGTAGCACTAGCAGAATCTACAGCTCCGCTTACAGCATAAGAACTACTGTTGTCTACTCTCAATGGGTAGAATCCAGTAGCCATAGCCTGTCTGTAAAGTCTGTTAACACTTCTTCCCATATTTTCGCCCTGTAACATTACAGCAGAGTCGAGAACGTCATCGTAAGCGGTTAGCTGAACTAATTCAGTAAGTCTTACAGAGTTAGCATATTTGCTAACAGTTTTCTCGAACTCAAAAGCTTCCATCTCAACGTAATCAGGGTTCTCACCTTCGGAAGTAGTAGCAGTTACAATATCCAGTGGGACATATCTAGTAAAGTTAACAGTTTTACCTTCTCTTTGAGGGATGTCTCTTGATTTGTCAGCAAGAGAATCAATTACCATAGAGGGTTTTGCATAGTGTAACAAAGCCCTGTCGTAATAAGTTTTCATTAATTGTGTGAGTGTACTTGTGGTTGTCGCAGTTCCCATATTTATATCTCCTTTGAAGATTTATTTTTTTTATTCTTCCCCTGGAGATATGACTTTTAGCCTATCTAGCCAATAGCAGCTCTGCTTTTCTCTTTTACCAGTTTTTGGAATTTCTCGAAAGGCATATTATCAATATCTATATTCTTACCCCTAGTATTAGCTCTTCCCTGAGGCTGTACAAAAGTCCTTTTCTTTTCTTTGGGTTGAGCAGTATTCCTAGCCTCGTTTTTTATTTTTTCCTCATAAGCCTGTCTTTCTTCATCAAAATGTTTGTCATAAATAATCTTGTAGGCTTCTCTAAAGGCACCAGACCCATACTGGTCAAATAAGTAACGTCTTCCGTTATTATCCTTTTTATCAAGAACTTGGTCTATCTCGTATTTGTATTTCTCATAAGGTACTAAACTATCTTTTGTAGTATTTATTAGGGTTTCTTCTTCTTTGTTATTGTTTTCTTTTGCCACTCTTCTAACTAAAGGACTTATGGCATCTTTAATCAGGGGCATTAGAGTTCCTTTTGGATTTCTAGTAAAGTCCTCAAGGAATTTATTAGTGTCCTCTTCACTCATTTTGTCAATATAATCATTGACTAACTTGTTGGAGGTTGCGTCAGTCTTGTATCTCTCTGCTTCCTCTTTGATTTTTTCCTGTTTTTCCTTTAGTTTTCTAAGTTCACCTAATTCTTTAGTCTGTTTAGATTGTAATTCCCTTATGTTGAGATACATTTTAGCTAGTTCTTCGGCAGATTTCCCTTTTAAATCGTCTGGTAGAGAGCTACCCTCTTCGTCAGTTTCCTCAGATTCTTCTTCGGATTCTTCCTCAGTGGACTCTTCTTCCTCTGATTCTTCAGGTAATTCTATCTCTTCTTCAAGTTCTTCTTCAGGTTCTTCTTCTAGTACTTCTTTTGCTGTAACATCCTGGGGGTCTGGCTTGACAGCCATCACTGTTTTCCTAAGTTCTTCAAAGCTAGGTTCAGTGTCTACGTTTGTTCCCTGGTTAGCCTCAGGTACTTGTCCTTTCGGGGCACCTTTCTGGTTATTAACCTTTGTTTCCTTAGACATAATTTATCTCCTTATCATTTTTAATTCTTTTTCTGATGTTTCTGATAATTCACTGTAATTGTCTATTATCTGAAACAACTCTTTAATAGCATTTATCTGTGATTGATATTTTAACATATAAACATATTCTGATGCATTTAACAGTTTGAAAGTTAAATCATCTATCTTTTCTTCTAACCTGGATTTCAATATTCCCCAACCTTTAGTGCTCAAAGTTTTGTTTACTTTGGCAGCTTCATCTAGATTGAGTTCTAAATATTCTTCTTGATTCATTATCTTGCTCCTAAATTCTGAGTAGCACTAGGTCTACCCGATTGCATGGTTCCCTGGCTTGATACCCTTTCTAGTGGATTACTCATATCCGTAGGAGGTCTACCCCTAGGAGCTCCTCCAGGGGAAAGAGGACCTCCTGGGGTGTTTTGGGTAGAGGGGTTGCTACCCTGAGGGTTCATCCCTTGTAACTGAAGTCTCTTCTGTCTCAAGTAAGGAAGTAAATCCTCTAAATTCTTGAATCCAGAAAGCTCTGCAATTCTTTTCATTATTTCTCCCACATCAGCCTTTGGAACCATAACAGGGTTCCCATCTTCACCCATTAAGGGTTCTCCTGTGTTTTGGTCTAATGCAGGTACGGTTGCTTTAGTTGAAATTTCTAAAAATCTTAACATCTTTTCTATTTCTGCTTGTTTTTCTGAAAATACAGACACACCCCTTGCTATAAAAGTAGGAGGTTCTGTTAACTGTATGTCCTCTTTGGTAATATCTGCTCTATGTTTTTCTTTTTCCCATTCCTCTGCTTTTTCCCTACCAAGTATTTGATAAGCAGGTGCACTTTCTAAAAATTTCAAATATAATTCCAACATAATTTCCAGAATAGATTCAAACGCTGGTTCAAAAGAATGTTTAACATCGTGTTTAATAGGTTCGGAAGCATTAGCCTGAATCATCTGGGTAGCACCTAATGTTTCTGGTAGTCCAGCTTTATCAACAACGGGTGATATAACAGGAACAGCTTGAGTATTTCTCTGTATTTCATCCTTTAACATCCCTATTAGTTTTATTAAAGGTCCTAAAGCAGCAGCTTGAGAACTTGTATCCATCCAATACATAGCATGAGCAACATTTTCTACACCTGGTTGAGTTTTAAACATCTTACCAGGATGAGAAATAATTGTGCCCTTCATTCCTACCATCTGACTTAGATTTACTACAGCCATAGGATTTGCTATAAGATTGATACAGTCCGTAAGTTTATTATGTGCATTGGTTAATTCTTGAGCCATAGCTTCAATATCTTCGGCAGTACCAACACCCAACATTTCATTAGGTAGTCTATCCTTAGAGGCTTCTACAAATTGTCTAGTTGTTTCGTAAGGATTTTCGTCTCTACGTATTATAACATCTCTATTTGCTAAAGTTATAATAGCATCCACATATTCATCTTCATATGGATTAACTTGTGATACATCATATAAATCTCCCTCTAAGAGAGATTTAGGAACTTCCCCATGATACTCTAATAACTCTACCCTATTCTTTGTACTTCCCTGTTCTGGGGAATCGTTATCATCAGGATTATCATTCTGAGGCTGAGATGTATTATACAAATCTCCTATATTTTCATAGATCCCTTCATTTTCTAACATTCTTAGTTTGCCTATGAAAACATCCCTATATTGTAATACAACCCAACTGTCATTGATGTTCACTGACCCAGGATCGGGGAAAGTACTAAATACATCCAAGGTTTCAAATTCTGGTCCATGAAAAGTTGTTTTGCCTTGTTTATCTTTTTCATCTTTCCAATAAACCCTACCTAATGTGTATCCATACATTTCTCTTTGTTTCATAAAATCTTCCATTTGTCCATACAATCCACCCCTACGCTTACCAATACCCCTTAAACCGTAGGTAAGCAGATTCTTTGTATAGAACATCTTGCTTTCATCTTCTTTAGAACCTGGTTCCACATCAAAAGATTCATACCCCTTTGCAAATAATATATTCATAAATAAAGGTATTTTGATTCTTAATGCCTCTTTTAAGGAAGGAATGACATAATTAGCCTGCCAGAACTCCTTCCTTGGGTCTCTTTGCCCTCTATATTGTTTATGATACCTTCTCATGGCATCATGTCTTGTTTGGAGTTCTCTTTTTGAATATGCCCATTGTTCTAAAACAAATTCTTTCAGGGCATCCTTTATAAATAAAGATTTCTCTTCTTCTTTAGCCATGTTATCTCCTAAATTCCGCTAAATATGTTAGCTTTTGATTTAGCATATTCTAATTCCGATTCATAATCGAATCTATCATCAAGGGCGATTGGATTCTTTTCAGCTACAGCGAAGTAACGCCATGCGTCAGCAGCATGGTCATTTCCATCTCTTCTTGGGTTTGATGTATAGCAGTTCATTGTTCTGCTCCAGGTTTTAGAATAGGCTTCCAGGTGGTCTAAAAGTAGTCTGCATTTATTTTCATCAAAATATGCTCTACTGAACATGCTTCTTCCTGCTTCTATTCCTGCCTGATGAGATATTTTGGGTACAATCTGGAAATTTATTCCATATTCCCTTGCAATCTCTATAGCTGGTTTGCCATCCTGGAACCATTGTTTTGCCCTTAAATCATGAGGTCCATAATGATTTCCATAAGTATATCCTCTTTGAGCTAATACCTGGGCATAATGCTGGATTCCTTCACCCATATTTTCATAAAAATCAACAATATGGTAACGAGTAGGATAAACTTGATAAAATATTATCGAAGTAAAATCAGTAACACCAATATCCCATGCAGTATGTACAGGTCTAGAAGAATCCACAGGAACCTTGGTAATCCTGTCTCCTTCGTCTCTGAGTTTCTGGATTTCTCTTCCATAATAACTTCCTTCAATCCCCATTTCAAAGGAACAATAGTATTCCTGTTGAATCATTTCCTCAGACATGCCCTCTCTGCGTTCTTCTTCAATGTCCTCTTCTGTGAGGACCCCTGTTTCTGTTATAGGCAGAACCTGAGAAAACCATGTCTTAGGATTCATTTTGGCTACATTATAATGTAATCTGTAACCATGATTTCTCCCTCGTGGGGTATAGGGGAATATTGCTATTCCTTTATTTTCCCTCAAAATTGGTCTGATATACTCCCATGCCTGAGGGTTCTGAAGTGCATATTCAGAAAATACACACCAAATTGGATTAGTTCCCATTATTGCATCAAAATTGTCAGTTCCTATTATCTGGAACATAGAACCATTCTTCATACGGATTTTCATCTCGTCATTCCATGTAGTAGCCCTAAGTTCCTCAGGAATGAAGTCTAGGAACCTTTCGCCACTCCTTGTTATTCCATCCCAGATAACCTTTTTCCCTTGAGCAAATGTGGGGAAGAAGTAATAATATGAACCTACTCCTCCATAGCCAGTCTGATTTTTTGTATCACACATAGCAGCAGCAGTTGCATTAATAATGGTTAAATCCTTGCCTGCCCTACGATGCCATACTAAATCATGTCTCCTATAGCCTCTTTCAAGTGCCCTAAAGAATGGTAACTGATAAAATCTTGGTGTATAATTATATGGTAACTTAATCGCCATAATCTATATCAAAGTTCCTCGTATTCGTGGTATGTGGAGTATTTGATTCATTCATATTGTTCAGTATTTTGTGAACAGTAGAATCTATATGTTGCTGTTCAGCCCAATGACTATATAATTTCATTCTTTCTGTTAATGAAAGAGACGTGAACCAAAAACAAAGTCTTTCTTGTATATCCATTATATCTCCTGTTTGCAGATGATTACTCTTACTGATTCCTCAGTATTCCATAATTCATCTAATTTTCCCATTAATCCATCATATCCGTTAGTATCCAGGATAATCCTTAATCCCTTATCCATAGATGCTAATTTTTTACCCTTAATTTCTGCTATTTCAGCAAAAAATTCTACAGAATTGAAGTCAATGACTACTTTCTCTTCATCTCCTGGTAAATACTGTTCACTACTTTCCATTTAACTTTCCCCCTATATTTATTTACAGCCACTTTCTTGGCTTTATTCCATAACTTTTCATCACTTTTGGACCGTACAATATTTTTTGGCATACTGCACCTCTAGTGTCTTTCTCTAATTTGCCTCATTTTATCTCTAAGAGTTTGATTTCTAGTAGATACTAAGTTAGCAGGTGTAGTACTCTTAGGAGAACTGACTTCTATACTAGGATTTGCTTGAGCACTGGCTAAATTAGTCTTAGGTTTAGAAGAACCCTTTGAAGCCGAGGGCTTCGAGGATGGCTTTGAGGATGTTGAAGGTCTCTTTTGTCCATATATCATCCTCTGGGCATTTAAAGAGGTACCAACCCTTTCTTTGGTGTTATAATTCTTAGGTTTTGCTTTAGTTAGTTTGATGTTTTTATAATCTTCCTTGGTTTTAGCCCTACTTTTCCCTAAATCACTTAATAAACTCTTTGTTTTAGGGTTATTACTCCCTAATTTTGTCAAATCTTTCTTTTTCTTCTCGTTCTCGTTCCCTTTTATCATCGCCATGACATTCTCTCCTTAACTCTTCGTACATATTTTTTAATTCTATATATAAATAATCTTTATCTAATGATTCAATCCAATCTTTTGTGAATACTTTTGCAATAGCCCATCTTTGAAAATTATAATATGTAAATAATATCATATGTTTTGTTTCATATTCAGGCATTTCCCTGAAGTATAAATAATAATTATCAGGTGCTATTTTCAAGAGTTGTTTAACAGCATGATCTTCAAACAATCTATAATTCATAAGAGGATACAGTTAAAATTATCATTACCCCTATAAAAACTTGAAACCATTCATTTAAAAACTCCATTTAGCTAATTTCTTCCGCCTCTTCCTCTTCAGAATATTTAGTAGGAATTACTTCCTCTTTTGCCTCTGTAGTTAAGAACTTCGTTATAAACACATTGAAAGGGTTACCAGTGTTTCTGATGTCCCTTACAGTAATGTCTGGTACAAACTTCTTCAGCAAAGCTATAAGTACTTTATCGGACTTATAAGCCCTGGAAATGAAGTGCTCTAAGAGCTTTTTACGTTTCCTTTTTTCTACTGTATTTATAGCTTGCCTAAGTTCTTCCAGATTGTATGTCCGTTTTTTCATCTTGCTCAATTGAGCTCCAGGAAGAAGTCTCCCTCTGGCATCCCTAGGAGCTACTTCATCTGGGGTCGGCAAGTACTCTGATTCTATATATTCTGGTTTATGGTCTATTCTATTTTGTTCTTCCATATCAATCCTTTTCTTGTGTCTTATCCATTACACACAAAACCGTTTGTGTGTCATATTTCCCTTTTTATTACACGCTAATTGACATTTTCTGGGTGTATTATGTATGACATCTCGACTATCTATGTCAACTTTACAGGTGACAAACCAACATTACCTGATTTCACAATTGGTTTGGAGCCAAGTATTTTACCATTAAACTATCGGCTCTTTTCAGGGGGCACAACACCCGCATGGTTGAGTTAAGTTAATAACCTACCCACGACGCTCCCTCTACTACTTCTGCACATGGCAGATTAGCTTTTGACTGCCCCACCTATCTTGCGAAAAGACCCTTGGTCTTTTATCAGCAGGGCAGTACCTTTTGCAATCAGGAAGGCAGAGGGTGTTGGCTTAAACCATGCCTTGCGGGAGAAGTCCTATAAACATCTCACTCTGATTGCCTACAGCCTACCTTTAGCCAACTTCAGTAGGCGGTTGATAATGGCAAGGTGAGCAGGAAACCCCACTC